AGGTTCTCATTTTGTCTATGATGACATCTGGATGTATGATCATCAGGCAATTGAAGACTATATCCTGGCCAATGGGTTTGAGATAGTTCGTCGGGGTAATGTCAAAGCTTCCTACGTAAGAACTAGATAATCAAGCCAAAAGTATAAATAGTGTTGACTTTATCCAAGAAGTGAGATAATATACAAACATGGACGGACCTAACAACGTCATACCCTTCCCTCGGAAGCGACAATCTACTTTGAATGATATGCCTCAACCTCAAAGTATTGAAGAAGTAGAAGAGACGGTTGACGTTGTTAGACAAGTTCATATCCAACAAGCGCTAGAACAAGTCATCCCTATGCTTTTTGATAACTTGGCGCTTGCTGGATTCCAACCATCTGATGAGATGCACTTTCTCAAAGACGGTGCACTCATTGTAGAGTCTGCTAGATCTTTTCTAAACAAGATCTATGATTTACCTCACCCACTACAGCTTATAGCAGACAACTTATTCGAACAAGTCGACTCGGATGGAAACATAGAAGTTTCCGATAAAGTGAAGATTGTTATAACCCCGATACAGGAGAAGAGCTGAAAAGCTCTCTATAAAATGATCATCCTTGACCTCTCGCAGGTGATGCTGTCTAATATTATGGTCCAACTGGGTAACCACACTAATGCTCAGATTGAAGAGAATATGGTACGCCATATGGTTCTCAACTCTGTTAGAATGTATAAGACAAAGTTCGGTCCGGAATACGGCGAACTGGTTATTGCTTGCGATAATAAAAACTACTGGCGGCGCCAACAGTATCCCTACTACAAGGCCAACCGCAAGAAGTCCCAGGCAGAGTCCGAACTTGACTGGAAGGCAATTTTTGAATGCCTCGGCAAGATTCGTGCAGAACTCAAAGAATATTTCCCATACCGCGTAATTGATGTTGAAACTGCAGAAGCAGACGATATCATTGGCACATTGTGTCATAAGTTTGGTACTGTCAAGGACGATTGGTCCTTTATGGCAATTAACCATCAAGAGAAGATTCTTATCCTGTCCGGTGATAAGGACTTCCAGCAGCTCCAGAAGTATGTAAATGTGGAGCAATATGATCCCGTCCGTAAGAAGAAGATTGTGTGTAATGATCCGGAACGCTTTCTCCAGGAACATGTGATCAAGGGTGATACTGGCGACGGCATCCCTAATATCCTCAGTGATGATAATTGCCTGGTTGTTGGCAAGCGTCAGTCTCCAGTTACCCAGAAGAAGCTTGATGCACTTATCAGCTTGAAGCTTGATGGTAAGCTTGATCATCCTAACTATTGCAACTACATGCGCAACCGTAGTCTGATTGACCTTGACTTTATCCCAGAAAAGGTTAAGATCAATATTATGGATAGCTATAATGTTCAGTGTGGCAAGAAGGCAACTAATCTACTCAACTACTTCATTGCCAATAAGCTGAAGAACTTGACTAACTCAATTGGAGAATTTGTATGAGACGACTAAGTATAGCCGAAGTACTGAAGGCTGCCTCTAATATACCGAATGTTGATCAAAGGGCTGAGTTTCTTAGAGCGCATGACTCGACTGCACTTAGGGCTATTCTTACCGGTGCTTTAAGTCCATATGTAACTTGGTTGCTACCTGAAGGTAAACCTCCATATAAACCTTCCGATCTTGTTGACCAGCAACATAGACTATTCACCGAAGTCCGTAAGCTCTATCTTTTCATTAAGGGTGGTAATTCTAACCTCAAGCAACTGCGTAGAGAAACATTGTTTGTTGAAATGCTTGAGTGTCTTGATCCGGAAGATGCCAAGCTACTTCTTGCCGTTAAGGATAAGAAGATTCCATATCCGGGTATCAACCTTGACCTTATCAATCTAGCATTTCCAGGACTTATCCCGACATGAGTAAGAGTAAGCCTTCCCGCCGCAATAAGTGGGATGACTATGAGGAAGATTACAGCTCTGACTATAAGAGCAATAAGGAGAAGCGGAGGGAGAAGCGTATGAAGAACCTAATTCGCTCTAAGAATGTTGATCGCATCCTTGATATGGATGATGATGAACCGGATTACAATTGGGTATCTTCTCCTTCCGAACTAAGGAATCGCTAGTGCCGACATACACTTTTTTAAATACAAATACCGGTGAACAACTCACCGAGATTATGTCCATAGCAGAAAGGGAGGAATACTTAGCGTCCAATCCCCATATTCAACAACAGATCGTCAGCGCTCCATCACTTGGCGATTCTATCAGACTTGGCTTGAAAAAGCCTGACAATGGGTTCCGTGATCGTTTGAAAGAAATCAAGAAGGCGCATTCGAAGGGGTTAACGAAATCGACGGTTAATACTTTCTAAAGGAACTTCATGCCAGCAACTAAGAGACTCTCCAGAAAAGAACGTAGAACCCATAAGCAAGTTTCGCGCAAAGGTGGCGACGAGATTACTGCAGCAACAAGTGAAAAGTTAAATTTTAATCTTAAAGATGTTGATCCGCTGACAGTCAACCAAGAACGAACATTTGATGCATGGGATAGTGGCAAAAACCTACTGCTGATAGGTTCAGCAGGTACCGGTAAATCATTCCTATCCGCATATTTGGGTATGAAGAATATTCTCTATGGCAAAGAACAAACAAAGTTAGCCATTGTAAGGTCGGTAGTACCGACTAGAGATATGGGCTTTCTTCCTGGTTCTAACAAGGAGAAATCAAAAGTCTATGAAGCACCTTACTATGCTATATTCTCTGAGCTTTTCGGGAGAGGCGATGCATATGACTACCTAAAGAACAAGGGCGTCGTTGAGTTCATGACCACCTCATTTGTTAGAGGTATTACCATCAACGATTCTGTAATTTTTGTTGATGAGTTTCAAAATATGACACCGAGCGAACTACACTCGGTGTTTACTCGTATCGGTAGGAACTGCAAGGTTATCTTTGCCGGTGACATCAAGCAGAACGATCTAAATCCTCGCAAGGAAGAATCTGGCTTTAGAGACTTCTTCAAAGTGATTGATAGGATGCATGCCTTTGATGTTATTGAGTTTACTCGAGACGATATTGTTAGAAGTGACATTGTGAAATCATACATTATTGCAAGAGAAGACCTTGAAGATAGAGGACTCGTCACTCCACTGTGAGTGGCAACCTATAGAAACATATGAGAAGACAATCGTCGGCACCACATTACAGTGGCAGCAGGTGATTGTCTCTCATATTGATAAGCAATGGATTAGGTTTGGATTTAAATATCCGGGTCTAAATCGCTGGTACTATTCAGCCACAAATGAACGAACACAATATGCACAAGTTGAAGGTGATGCTCCAACACATTGGATGCCTATGATGAATGGACCGTGGAAAGGAATGACCAGCTGATGGAATGGGATCAGTACTTCATTGAGATGGCAACTTTAGTCTCAAAGAAAAGTAAAGACAGAAGCACCAAAGTAGGGTGCGTGATTGTCGGACCAAATCATGAAGTCAGGACTACAGGCTATAATGGCTTTTGTCGTGGTATCAACGACGATATAGATGAACGGCACGACCGACCAGAGAAATACTTCTGGGTTGAGCATGCCGAACGAAATGCTATATACAATGCGGCTAGGAATGGGATTCCTCTTGAAGGATGCACTGCTTACGTAAGCAACTTACTTCCTTGTGCTGACTGCACCAGAGGTATGATTCAATCTGGTATTAAACGAATTATGTTTTGCTCCGGTGAAGCCAATGAGAAATGGTCCGAGAGCTTTCAAAGAAGTCTTATTATGGCAAGAGAAGCAAAAGTGGAAATGTTGGTGCTATGATTACTACTATAAAAGTTCTTACATAATGAAATATAAATCTATATTCATTTCAGATATTCATCTAGGTACTGTTTCCTGCAAGCACAATGAGCTACTTGAATTTCTAAAAAGTTTGGAATCGAATTTTCCCGAAAATCTTTATTTGGTAGGGGATATCATTGATATCTGGAAGTTAGGCAAAGGATTTGTTTGGAAGCCTGAGCATAACACTGTAGTTCAAAAGATTCTTAGAATGTCTAGAAAGGGTGTAAACGTTCATTATGTTCTAGGTAACCATGATGAAATTTTTCGCTCTTTACCTACAGGATTTAAGTTTGGAGATATAGAAGTCTCTGATAGTGTGGATTACACAACAGTAGATGGTAGAAAGTTTTTAGTGATACATGGCGATCAATATGACAATTTTCTTATTCAAAATAATCTTTTGGCCAAGATAGGATCATTTGCATATGACAGCCTTGTTGTTCTAAATTCAGCACTTTCTTTTTTAAGACGTAAACTCAAGATGGGCTATTGGTCTCTATCTCATTATGTTAAGTTGAGGGCCAAGTCTGCAACAAATGTTATTAATACCTTTGAAACAACTATGTGTGATGCTATAAAGCAAAAAGGCTATAGCGGTGTTATATGTGGTCATATCCACATGGCTAATATATTAGAAAAAGACAAATTCACATATATCAATTGTGGTGACTGGACTGAATCTTGTACCGCTATAGCAGAAACTTATGATGGTAAATTTGTAATATTAAAAGGACCTTGGCAATGAACTTTAATGTGACTAGAACTAAGAAGTTTGTACATAATCTAGTCCATATTGAACCATCACCTCGAGTAGAGATAGATGGTATTAGATACTATGAAACACCGGTCGGCACTTTTAAGTCGGTCACTACCATTCTTGGCGAGAAGCTCGATAAGTCCGGTTTACATGCATGGAAAGAACGTGTAGGTGAAGAAGAGGCAGCTAAGGTATCAACCCAAGCCTCGCGGCGAGGTACTGCTATTCATAACCTAGCAGAAGCTTACTTGATGAATGAGCCAAACTGGAAGAAGGGAGCTATGCCCGTTAACCTTGATATGTTCTCACGCATCAGACCTATTCTAGATTTGAACGTTGGATCAATCTACGGTATTGAGATTCCACTTTACAGTGCAAGGCTAAAGACTGCTGGTACGTGCGACCTATTGGCTGGCTTTAGAGGAATTAATTCTGTAATTGACTTCAAGACTTCAAAGAGAGTTAAGAAGGAAGAGGATATTGAAGGTTACTTCTTGCAAGCCACAGCTTATAGTATGATGGCCGAGGAACGGACCGAGTTAAAGTTCCCACAAATCGTTATCATTATGAGTGTAGATGATGAGCAATCATTGGTATTCATCAAGGATAGAAATCAATACGTAGATAGAGTCCTTGAAATCTTTGCATAAAAAAAGGGAGCCAAACGGCTCCCTTTTTGTTAATCATCCTTGATCCCTAGTTGCTGTAAGATATACTGCCTAGTAGCTACTGCCATCCAATAGTCTAGACCATCTTGTGGCATGACTACCTGACCACGAATTCTTCTTTGCCATTGATTGAATAGCATATATGCTTCTTCATAAAGCTTTTCGTGGTCCTCAGGAGTGAGAGGTTGTATACCTTCTCGCATCTTGAAGACCACGTTCTTTTCATTTTCGTCTAACAAATAGTATGTTGGCATAGGCTATTACCTCACTATATTTTGAATTGAGTTAAATCCCTCACTCATAGCAGGATGCTCAAAGTTTTCAATCATAGAATAAATAATAGCATCCGGAATAGTCTTACCTACACGAGCTTCAGAATTAAGCCAAGCAGTATGAGTCTTAGGCTCGGGCGTTGGAAATACCATAGCCATCCTATGATAGTTCAATGGGATATGCTTAAGCTTATTCATACGTATCTTACGAGTCAGATTGGTTTGATCCCAGATAATATCTAGTTCATAATCAAGCGCAACGTTTAAACTCTTATAAAGATTATTTTCAGCATCCTTAATTGTATCACGGAAGACTTCCGAGTAGGTCTTTCCCATTTCATTTGCAATCTGCTGGATATAGTTGTCGGTTGACAGGATCATGCAGTCAATACGATCCATAAACCCATTATCCTTAAGCCAGGTCGACTTTCCAGAACCGGGAACACCGGTCAACATCATAAAAATAGGCCGGGTCATATCACCGGCCGTAGTAAACTTCATATCACCCATTTCGCTCATGACTAAAACTCCTTAGGTCTAATTGGTAATGTCTTCATGCGCTCACGAATCTCATCGATGTTGATAGGACGATAGTCCCAACAATCAACACCCACATCAAGGCTTTGGTTGTTACCAGGCAGAGTATTGTGGCTATGACCATACAGATGCAGCGACCCATGGTGAGAGCGATCCCACACACGCATGCCATAGTGACATAGCACAACCGGCACCTTATCGAGATTGAGCGTAGTCAGTGCCTTGGTATTAGACCAAGCTAGTTGCCGAGTATCAGTGTGATCGTGATTGCCCGTGATCAGACACTTGGTACCATTAAGTCGGTTAAACAGCTCTTCAAGCTGTGTAGCCGTCTTGTGGAAAGCAAAGTCGCCCAGATGCCAAACAACATCATTCTGCTTCACACGCTCATTCCAGCGCTGGATCAACGTCTCATCCATGTCCTCTACAGAAGAGAATGGGCGATTACTAAAGCGGATAATTGTCTTATGTCCGAAATGTGTATCAGCTGTAAACCAAATGTTGCTCATCAGTCATCATTTTCCTTCTCATTGATAAACATTTGAAGTCGAGACACAGAAAAATGTTCGTCCCAGTTAACGATTTGCCCGGTTCGAACATCAATCTGAAGCTCGACGTAGTCACCATATGTACCGGGAAAGAAATCAGGCACATAGCCCTCTTCTTGTTGTGCAATCACTTGGCCGTGGGTATCCATAAGCTTAAAGCTAAACTCATCGCGCACCTTAAGATGAACATGCATAATAGCAGGCACCACCTCAATTGGACGCTTAATCGTAATACTCATATCATGATTCCTTTCATCACTATGGAGCGGGCGAATACAGCCGCGCATGCGACAATCCATCCGGTCACAGTCGTCACATTCATTCATTGGTCTTATTCTCATTCCAGGAAGCAGTCTTAAGAATAGGCTTGACCTTGTCGTAAGCCGCCTTAGAACCAAGATGCTTACGCACTAGCTCTACGACATAGTCAGCAGAGCAAGAACGATTATCCCAGTGCTTAAAGACAGAACCACGGAGTAGAGGATCCATGGTTTCAGTTGCCATAGCAAACTCCTTACGTGCAAGACCCTCGGTGCTACGCAGCAGGGCATTAACTACAGTTTGAAAGTGTAAAATATCAGTCCACACATCGACGTCAAAATTACGAAGACGCGCACGATCCGAGACTGGTAGAAGTGGCATAAGGTCATCGGTCTTCTCATCGAGAACCAGACCAACCACATCACGCTCATTCTCAAGCAACGACTTAGCACGGTGCAGTGCCACGTACTGGTCGGCCTTGATCTTCACCATGTGGCCATTTGCAAACTGAACTACCACACCTTCCATGTCAGACATGCCACGGATCATCTCAACCAGCTCTTCCTGAGAAGGCACTGGATCAGTCATGTCGAGCACGTTAACAACCGGGATGACGGTGCCCGTGATCCACAGCTTACCGAGAGCCACAAGACCCTTGCGATCCATATACCTACCGGTAAAGTTCTCACGCATAGCCAGAAGCACCAGCTTATCTTCTGGGTAGTCAATCACAATCCGCTGCTGACGAGAGCACCACTCAAAGATTGGAGTCCAGCCGGCCTCTAGCGCAGCATCAGCAAACTTCTGGTACTGCGGGTTCTTAGCCACAAACTCCTCGGCTTGCATAGCTACATCGGTCACACCCATCTTAGTGCCCCAGCGAATGCCAGATGCAAGACGGATAGGGCGAATCATCGAGCCGTCCAGCTTCTCCATGATGACATGAGGCTTGGAGAGATCAATCTCCATGGTATCCTCACGTTCACCCAAGTTAAAGAACTTGTGGAACGGACGAGACAGCAGCTCGCCGGTCTTCGAACAGAAGATTAAGCCACGGGCTTCACGCAGCACCGTAGCCCGAGCATAGTCAGTACCGTATTCAACCAGCGGATGAGTGTCCTTGCCCATCCGCACATAGTTGACTACAAAGTACTCACCCTTGTCAACAATAACAAAGTTCTCATTGTCCTCAAAGTGCTTGGCAACGGTATGCCAGTACGCAATACACGGAAAGTCATAATTGACTGCCATAGGAGTGTTTCCTTATCCTCTGTATGTTGCCATTATAACCGGCTTGAGGTCGACTGTCAACGGCCTTTTTATTACAAATTTGTAATCCGGTATACAATATCAGTCGTGGTCAAAGTCGTCCACATCAAAGCCACCGCGATGAGCCTTTACCCAGACGCTAGTATCAAACATAGCACGCATAACACCCTCATTGGCATCTGACTGTAGAATATTAGTTAGCGTATTCATATCTGCAATAAGAGCGGGTGCAATATTATTATCTACGTATTCACGCTTCTCATTATCCCACTTATCAGTTTCAATTACACCTTCATCCTCGCCCCATGCATCTGAGCGTTCAGTCAATTCATCATATTCAAGAGTCGTAAAGTACGGTTCATTCACACTAAAAATACACTCTTCGCCATCATTAAAATGTGGACTATACTGCGTCCAATGAATGGTCTTAACTTCAGGATGCGTATTAAAGAATGCAGCAAAGATATCCTTCATCTTCTCCTGCAAAGTTTCTTGCACCTTCTTCATCATATCTTCATAATCAGTAAGGACCTTATTAACCTCACCGGTAGCCTTTTCAAACTCACTCATATTAAATCTCCTCTAGATATGGTTGCCATTCTTCGGCAAATGAACAATTCTTAGCACCCTTAAACATAGGTGCGATTTGATGGTCTTTATAACCGGCCAGACCACAGCCAACTCGAGTTACAAAGAATTTAATATCAGCATGTCGAGTGTAATTTACAAAATCACTAACATAACCCTTAATCTCACTAAGGGGCAGAGTGCGCAAATCTTTAGACTTAGTTGGAATAGCCCAAGAACTTGCCATAATTCCTCGGCCAAACCCGTACTTAGCACCAAACATACTCTGTGCTATTTTAGCAGCACCAGCACCATGACGGCCAGCTAAATTAGAGCCAAAGACAAATATCTCACCATTAGATGGAAGTGAACCATCCGGATGGAACTTCATGGCTGAAATGCCCATGGTCCCTTGTTATCCTTGTTAATTTCACGCGAGAGGCGATCATGTCTTTCATTATAAGTCTCTTGCTTCTCTGTAAGAAGTTGCGGCGCTTCCTCTACAGGCTGAGGCTTAGACTCTTCTTTATACTTAGAGACCTTACCACCCATCCATGCTTCAATAGCCATGCTACTAAAACACTTCTCTAGAGTCGGAATAAAGCCAAGGTCCTCAATAATATGAGCTTCGGCCACATCACGAACGTGAACAGTCTTATTCTCTGAGTTGGTAATGGTATGACCAAACACACGCTCTGTAATAAAACAACCAACAGAGTTATGCAGCATCATGCGATGACGAATGTCAGGCAATGCCATCTTGGTGCAATCAAGAAAATCGTGGATTGCAAGATAGCATTCAGGTGTTCCACCCCAGCGCTTAGCGCTAATCCGCGCATGGACCATCGGCTTAATGACACTTACTCCTTAATCAATTTCAACTTCTTCAATAAAGTAAAGTTCGCGGCCGGGCTTAAGACCCGTAGCTAGAATACGCAGATCATCATTTGTAATCTTGCCGCTCTTAATTGCCTCAGAGATATCCTCGGCTTCATAATAGCCAAGCCATTCGGCCTTTGGCTCCAGGCCATACTTCTCAAGCATCTCATAAGCCGCATCCTCGAGAACATCATATTGCTCTGCAAGATAGCTAAGACACCCATTTCGAAGGCTATTCAAAGTTTCATTAATCTTAGCAGTTTCAGCTGCTGCTATGGAAGAATAAGCATGAACAACATTTCCTCCATCAGAGGAATCATACGTCTCGTCATTATACTCAAAGCTACGAGCCTGAACTATATAAATCCTAGTCATTTGGAAAATGCTCCTTTGCCAGATCTTCGATATTAAACCACTTATCTTCTACAATATGTCCAATAGCACGAATCTTTCCACTCCAACCAGCATCACGCTTAACACGTACATACTTGCCCCTAAGTTCTTCCCACTTGCGAGCCTTGAGGACATCTAGAATTTGCAAGATACAGTCAGTACCAAAGGCATGACCAACTCGGCGCTTCTTTTCCTTGTCATACGTAGACAAGGCATAGCCACCAAACCCCTGACCGGATCCGTCAAACTTCAAAAACAGATAGAAAGTAAGAATGCCGTGGTCTTCATTACCAAGCATGGTATCTTCGATCTGAGCATTGATAATTTCTTCAGCCATAGAAAGATTCTCCGTTAGCAGCCTTCTCTGCAGCAAAAGCATATGCCTCTTCTTCAGTATCAAACACTATGAGGTTACTCCCAGTTGAAAAAATAATATAATCTACAGGATCATCTGAATTAATATTGCGACCCCAATAAACTTCATCAATGCCATTCGCGGTCATTTTAATCTCAAATTCAGTAATAATCTTTTGCTTAGCAACAGGATTAAATGTATACGTAGTCTCCTTATGAGAAGCCCAGTAGGTCTTTCCATCTACAACTATGGAGTCAAGATGACTTTCTGGATAAGAACGAGCAACCCAAACAATATCGCCAACATTAAACTTGGTTTCGATAATCATTAATAAGCTCCCTTTGCAACCTGATAGCAAATAAGACCATTTTGGCGCCACATATCAACTACCTAGCCTCGATCATTTTTTACTCTGGCGGAGTTGGAAGAGGTGTCCAATGAGTCGGCTCGAACCAATCTTTAGCTTCTGGATTGAACCACTCTTCGCGCCGATCATCAAAATATCCTAGCACGACCTCTTTATTGGCCTGGCCTTGCCAAACATTACCGTATTGATATGGCCACAACAAGACGGCACTACCGTCTATCGGCGCTGTATCAATAGACTCCCAAGATTTAATCTTAACTGATTCTGTCATGCTTAATGAGTCCCATCATGGCTTGTAGAACTTATACATTAGGCTTATCAATCCTCTTCATCGTGTCAGCACTTTCGGGAATAATAAATGCTTGAAAGTCGCGGCCCTTTGTGACTCTCTTATAACCGTAGATCATAGTCTCTTTAGAGTCGCCTTCAAACTTCTGTGCTCGAAGTGCTGCTATAAGCGAAGAGTTAGCAAAGCCAAGCTTAAAGCAAGGGCCCCAAACCTCAGCATTTAGCTCATCAACATAGCGGCCACCAGACTGATCACAAGCACAGCTGCGATCAATGCCAGTCTTTAAAGCAACTATATCACTACACTTCTCGCACAGAATGAGCTTCATAGTCTATCTCCTTTACTAGGGTCATTATACCATAGTAAGTTTATGTTGTCAAACAGAAACCACCTTGGAAGTGTAGTTTACAAAGCCATCCCATTGGGTAAGCCCATGCTTATTACGAAGTCTAAGGGTTGCTGATTGATGAACCAAACTTTGCGCAGCAGTTGCATCCTTAGCCCACACTTCTTGTTCATCCGTATCAATTACGGAAGTCTTTCGAAGTTCTGTAATGACACGATACTTCTTTTTACCCTTGCGGGTACTCAGCATCTTAGAAAAATAGCCGTACGGCTTATTCTCCCAAATGTCTTCAAGATCCTGTCGTGTCAGTTGCATGCCGACCTCATGAAAAATTATAGTGAATAGAAGCGTGATACTCTAGTCCGCCTGCATTACGCACATAATCAATCAGCATGGTCTTAAGGCTTTCAGATACTAGCAAATGGCTACCATAAAAATCAAATACCATACCGTTATGTACAACAGCCCCTATAGCATAATATGATCCAAACACGCGAGCAAATTCTTCAAGCGCATTTTTCTTAGGATCTGTATTTGGTCCATAACCGCGCGTATACATATTAGTCTTTAGTGGATCAACAGTCTCAACTGCAGGAAGTTCGGGTTCGTTCACTTCAATCTCCGTTATGTTGCCATTTAAGTCTTGAAACTGTATCTTCATAGAGCCTCCGCAAATTTCTTGATCATCTTAACAAAGAAGCCACGCTTCTTCTCGAGCTTAGAGATATTAGCGCATGCAAGTAACTCTGACCTGGCGCTGCCAGTTAGCACGGTTACGACGACGGCTGGAACCGATCTTCAGGGCCATCCGGAGGCTGAGCTCACGGAGCTTGGTGTAGTTCTTCTCGATGAACTCGACCACGTCAGCCTGAGCAGCGGCATCGAGACCGATGTTCTCGAGAAGGCCAGCCTTGACCTTCAGGCGAATCTGAACCAGATAGTCACGCTGAGTCTTCATGGCCATGTCGATATAGTGGGCACGAGAGACAAGAGCCTCCAGATGCGGAGCCAGCCTGTGGCCACGGTCGATCATCACGTCGAAGTCCATGTTCGTAATGAAAATGATGGTGCCCTCGAACTGGAACGTCTTGGGCAGCCGCTCGGCCGTCTCGTCATCGATCAGGATATACTCAGACATATAGCTGAGCATCCGGCGCTCGCTGGAGTCGCATGCTGCCTTGAGCAGGTTGATCGACGTGTCGTCGTTGAAGATCGAGTCAGCGTCGTCGAGCACCAGCACCTGGCCAGGAGCACGATGGTTGTAGAGAAGCTTGTAGAGGCTCGGGGTCTTGACGTAACCCTTGACGACCGTGTAGTCGGTGGCTTCCGGATCCCAAGCCGCGAGGGTCTTGTCGACCGTATACGACTTACCGAGACCACCGGGACCGGAGACGATCATGGCGCGAATGTCGCCTTCGATCGCGCCCTGCGTCATGTCAGCCAGAACTTCGAAGCGTTCAACCAGCTTGGCTTCGATCTCTTCGTCGGTCTCGATGACTGCCGGAGCCGGCTGCACGTTCAGGAGCCTGTCGAGCTTACCCCGGAACTTGTCGGTCTTGGGCTTGCGAGCATAAACACCTCTCGGCATATGATCATTCCTTCCGTTTTGATAGGTGCATTATACCAGGATAGCAGACCTAAGTCAACAGAAGTTTTATTAAAAATTTGTAATCTTAGACTTCTGGGTCTCAAGGTACTGGAGAGCATCTTCCATCTTGGAGAACTTCTTGGAAGGACCGCGGAGAGGCTTGATCGAGATGGGCTTGCGGCCCGTGAAGTCGATGTCGATCCCATAGCCTAGGTCGGTGGTCAGGTCGATGATCCGATCCGCAATCTGGGTGTAAGCCATGGTAGCCTCCGTGTTGGTAGGTGCTTTATACCACAAACCGCTATTAAAGTCACCAAGAGTTTTGTAACAGATTGTAACAGGGCTAGGTCAGCTGAGGCGCTGGATTTGGCGCCTACATGTAGCTATTTTCATCAAAAGTCAATTAGATCAATGGTTTAACTTGGATATAGGATAGCACCAAAAGTAAATTAGATCAATGGTTTAGCCAGAAAGTTCAGCCACCAGCGATCTAAGCCACAGCAACGATGGGTAAACCCACTAAGGTGCTTTAGATCGCTGGTAGTGAGGCTTCGGCTAACCTATTGATGTTGTTGAATCCAAAAAAATTAGAAAAAATTGTAAGAACCTAAGGTAGAAAGTTTGTTGTAGATCAATAAGTTAGTGCTAACCCATTGATTTGTCACCAGTTGACTTTAATAGCTATCCATGGTATAATGCACCTATCAAATCGGAGACCACCCCATGGAACTCACTTTGGACCAAGCTTTTACTGCGGATCTTGAACTGCTGATCAGCCAATACATCAGCAAAGGCATGGCGCCTGGCCAGGCGGAAGAAATCATGCAACAAGCTGGGGAACAAATGTTTGAGGAGGACCCCAAGTAAGGGTTGACTTTGATCTCGGAAGTGTGTATAATAGGTAGTGAGAAATAAGGAACCATGATCATGATGGATATGCCCACTCTTCTTGCCAAGATCCATTCGGCGGCTACTACCTCTCGCATCGATGCAGAGGCCAACATGTTTTCTCGACTGGCCGAGCGTGTGGCTCACCAGGGTGTCATCTTCGAGGCTCCACTGACTGAGTCCGAACTGGCAATAGTCAAGCGCTTCATAAAGAGTTAAGATTACAAATTTTTAATAAAACTAGTGTTGACTCAGGTCCGCTATCCTGGTATAATCCAGTCTATAAGGAAGGGAATAGTTGGTATGAAGATGACCTACTGCCTGGTCTATGAGAAGACTCAGACCATCGACGGTGGGTTTACCAAGACGGTTGGTCCATTCAAGACCATCAAGGCTGCTCAGGACTGGTATGCTGCAAATACACCAGATCGTGAAGCAGCAATCGACACCATCTATAACCCGGAAGGAGAATAAACGCATGACTATTTGTGGAATTCCTAACGATGTTGCAGAAATTGATACCGATGATGTTTGGACTTCTCTTGCCGAGACCGGACGATACAAGACTGTAGTTGACTTTTGTAATGTGAATGAGTTTCGAGACCAGTTGCATGCTGAAGCTCTGGAAGAGGACGTGCAGTTGCGAATCGATGTTAGCTGCATGCCAGATTCCCGGCCGACCCTTTATATCTACCTGCGGAAGCAGGTTTAAGGTATACCGGATTATGTAATTGTAATAAAACTTCTGTTGACTCGATACGTCTATCCTGGTATAATGGTCTCATCAAGAGGGAAACAGAACACATGACGACTCGCAATTCTACTAGCTTTGTCGGTGTTGTTAACAACGATCAGCAAGGTCAATTCTCAGCTCGGAGCTAATGGATCGCGGCCGCGATGCCGCCTTGCGGTAAAGGGACGTCTCGGCAAGAACAATCCGAATGCCCGCCACTACCGTCGCGGGGGCAAGTACTGGCGCTATAGCTAAACTTTTTTATTGACAACTTCCCCAAAACATGATATGATCCACTTATCAAACAGAAGGAATGACAATGGCTCACGAACTTGAAATGAATGCTGATGGTACCGCCCGAATGGTTTTTGTCGGCGAGACTCCCTGGCACGGCTTGGGTAAGCAGGTTTCTGCGGACCTGACTCCTGCCCAGGTCCTGGACGAGGCCGGCCTTAACTGGACGGTGGATAAGGTCCCGGCATATGCCACCATTGCTGGCAAGAAGACCTCGGTTGGCTGGTCGGCTCTGGTGCGGTCCGAGGATGACAAGGTCCTGGACGTGGTCTCCGACGACTGGAATCCGGTTCAGAACGAAGAGGCTTTCGAGTTTTTCAACGACTTCATCGCCGAGGGCGACATGGAGATGCATACCGCTGGCTCTCTCCGTGGTGGGCAGATCGTGTGGGCACTCGCCAAGGTCAAGGACTCGTTCGAGCTATTCGGTGGTGACCGGGTGGATTCCTACCTTCACTTCACCAACTTCCATAAGTATGGCTGCTCGACCGATGTTCGGTTCACTCCGATCCGGGTGGTCTGTAACAACACGCTGACCCTTTCCTTGAATACCAAGGTCGAGCGGATGGTCAAGATCAGCCATCGCCGTGAGTTTGACGGTGACAATGTGAAGCTGATGCTGGGGGTTGCTCAGGAGAAGCTCTCTAAGTACAAGGAAATGGCCTCTTTCCTCGGCGCTAAGCGGTATACCGCCGAGTCTATGGTTGACTACTTCAAGACCGTGTTTCCGGTCTCGGGCCCGGTCAATGCCAAGAAGGAGATCAGCAAGTCTGCCAAGACTGCATTGACCATTGTGGATTCGCAGCCTGGTGCTGAGTTTGCCGAGGGTAGCTTCTGGCAGCTCTTTAACTGTGTCACCTACTACTGTGACCACCTTGCCGGCAGGACTGCCGATACTCGACTCCAGAGCTCTTGGTATGGTTCGAACAAGATGCTCAAGACTAAGGCTCTTGAAACTGCTCTAGAAATGGCGGAGAATTCGTAATGCTCTTTAATAAGGAAGATCTGATTGAACTGCTCAT